GTAGGAGAAACTGCATCTTTTGGAATGTAGGGTGATCCTCCATCAAAAGGGGCATTCCTTGGAGCTTCCGGACCCGTTCCAAAAGTCTCAGTAGTATCAGTTGACAAACCAAGTACCCTATCCAATTTTTCTTTCAAATCAGCATAAGTCTTAAAGTTTTTCGGATCAGTAAATTCTTCCAATGAATGTTCTGTTTTCCAAACTGTCTCCATCTTGGTCTCATCTTCATCAAGAGGAGAAGGATTTTCAAATTCACTCTTATCATAGTTTGAAAAACCATCAACTTTACGAATCTTTATTTTGAAATTCGCACCTTCCCACAAGTCAAAAGGATTGACTGGGGTTTCATCTTCGAATTCGGGATTCATCTTATCATTAAGCTTGTCCCAGATTTTCTTCCCATACTTGTATAGGCGAACTTGATTTTCGTTCTGAGGATTTGCGGGGTCTTTGAGAACGTAAACATTAGAGACATAGGTAAGCCTACGTTTCTGTTTACGTGCTATATTTTTATTTGCCTCAATTCCTGAATTCCAGAGTGGAGAATTATACTCACTTACTGGGTCTTTCTGACCAAGAGTAGTTAGGGAGTTTTCGATATACCATCCACCGGGTCCTTGAAATCCATGATTCCATGAACGTGACCACGGAAGGTCTTCTCCATCTGGAGCAGGTAGAAATCGAACAACGGCCATTCCGTTGCCTGACTTGTCCAATTCTGGACGCCAGAACCGATCATCATCACCTTGACCTCGTGCGGGAGTATTAATTTTTGCGGTTTCTTTTAGGAGGGATTGGAGTTTATCTCCACGTTTTTTCTTCATTTCTGCGAACGACATATGTTTCCTTTCGTATATTTCGTATTGCGTTGTATTAATTGTATTGCGATGTATAACTATATTATAACATGATTATTTCATTTGTCAAGTACCTCCTTTCATATTGGTAATTTTGCAGAAGAAGTTATTAAATGTAAATCTTCAGCTTCTTCTTGAATATTTTGTTTTAATTTTCCACTAATCATTTTACTAGCCATTTCTGGTTCTAATTTATTTTCCTCACAATAATGTAAGACAGCATCAATATATGTCATCTTAGTAATATTTACTAATTTTTCAATATTTTCTGCAAACAAAATGGAGTTATTAAGCCGTGTGCCCATTATTAAGTTGTTCTGTTTCTTTGTGTTCTGGATCATCTTTCTCTTTGAACCAGTAATCTGTACTTTTCGCTAACACAGCTACATATGCACCAACCAAAATATTAATTAGTTGCATATGATTATCTGTAGTATCACTTGTGAAAAATAACAAATATATTAAGATTAAAAATGTTAGAACAATTCCCCAAGATAGAGTAATTCTCGCCCAATAATTTTTAACCTTCCGTCTTTCAACTGCATCTATTTCTGCGCCGTTTTGTTTTGTAGTTATTGCCATATTAATATCTCCTGTCTTCCCATTCGAAAACCCAATCATTATTTACATGTGTAACTTTTACTCTGCCCATATCCATGGGATCAGGATAAAAATAAATAAAATCTTTTCCTCCTAAATTCGTATCTCGACCCGCATACCTAGGATTAATGGCATTTGGCTCTCCTCTATCGATACCAGCTTGTCGTTCTTTTAAATCATCAGCTCTTAATATGTTTTCATATTTTGTTCGATGAAAACCACGTTGAACAAACCTTGCTGGTATATTCTTATATCCGCCCCGATAATCTGACATTTTTCCTTTTGAGGGGAGGTATTACCTCCCCATTATTTTTTATTGCTTCTCTACAAATTCGTAGAGTTCGTTTGCCTTCTTCTTAATATCCTCAATGGAATATGAATCAGGCTGGAGTTCTTTCCACAACTCCATAGTTGCTTCACCATTTTCTTTTGCATATTCCCATGCATCAATAGCATAGTTATTTTGTCTGTCTTGTTGATCATAGAGATAACCTTGTGCCATCTCTAAGAGTCTAAATCTTAATTCATATGGATTAGACATATGTTTCCTTTATGTGTGTGTTATTGTGTGTGGTGGCCAGTTCTTCTGTTCCCAAGCGACTGGCCGGAGGACTACCCTCTAACTCGGCTATAATCTACGCAGCGAGTGCGTAGGAGTATGCAGTATAATCGTTATTATTTGCGATTACTTTAATGGGCCGTTTACGGTGGACACCCTACCGGATACCTCTACATCTACCTTCACAATCAATCGAAATCTATTTCAGCCCCATCAACGAAAGTCATACCCAATAAAAAGTGTGGCATAAGTTATTCCCAATGCAAGTATTATAATTATTGCCAGCCACATTAGTTTTTTTTCCATAACTTCCTTTGGTGGAGCTGATCGGAATCGCACCGATGTCTTAACTGCTATCCAGATATGTCAACAGTATCAATATTATTTAGTTCATATAATTTCTTTGCTTCCCATATTTTATCAATCCAATCATCCCGTTTTTCTACAAATAATTGCGGATATTCATCATCAACGGCAATCACTATCACTACCTGCGATACAGGTATCTTTGTAAGTTCCTCATATGCTACTCCATAAAATGCACCTTGTGCAAAATAACTTTCACACCATTCTTTCTTCTTAGTTCTGTTACTAGTTTTGTAATCAATTACTGATAATACACCATCAAACTCAGCAATCAAATCTGTTCTACCTGCGACACCAAAATGATCTGAGTACAATGCTAACTCAACTCCGTGAACGTTATCGATTCTTTCAAGGAACGGTTCAATCGTTTTGAATAGTTCAATAATGTTGTACGGTTCCGCATCGAGAAATCCGTCTTCGTTTTGTATATATTTTTCACAGACAGAATGTAGGCGGGTTCCTCTACGCGAGGCTTTACCAGAGATTTTGTTCGCTTCGGTTTCTCCAACACGCTTTCGCCACTCCTGTATAGAAGCTTTGGAGAATTCACCAAGTATAGTTGTGATTGATGGATATAATTCACCGGATGGAGTAACATAATTTCTTTTCCCATTAATATTTTCAGTTCTCATACCAAAAGACAACTCAGGTCTATTGGTTAAATGTACAAATTTTTTCATAACGTATTGCCAGGATGTCGGCTCTTTATATCTTTTAGTCTATCATTAAGTTGACTAACTGCAGCAGGTTTCACAGAATGTTTTGTCTTGATATTATCATAAGCAAATCCTGGGGCGACAATCATTTGCTTCACTTCTCCGCCACATTCAAAACTCATATGTTTTGTTTTAGGAATTTGTTGTACACATGGTAATTCTGTTGGCGCATCTCTATCGGCAATTTTTAAACTTTCTTCAAAGGTATATCCACATTTTATACATTCGTAATCATACGTTGGCATTATGTACCAATCTTTAATATACAGTTAAATGAAAAAACTGCTCTGGTTTTATCTTTCAATCCATGTGGAGTAACATAGTGGTATATATTACTTGGAAATAATATTACCTTATTGTATTCAGAAGGTATTGTCGTAATGCCATCTGAATACAATAAAGAAATACTAGAAGAATTAGGATTAATAAAACTTGTTTCTCCAAAATTTGATAAACATATTATACCACTATACAGAAAACTATTAGGAGTTTGAGTAACACATTCTCCACTATGTATATGAGGCTCATGAAAATCACATTCTCCATATTCAGCATACCAAAAAGGGTCAATTAATTCTAAAAATATGTTATCTTGAATCAATAACTTATTAAGGTGTTCAATTATTGGTATAAATAAATCCGCATGTACAGCTTTTTGATTGAAATTTGTTTTATATGTTGGGCCGCCGATTGGACTAGAAACTGTTATGAGATTTTCTGTATCTTTTTTAATTGTATTTAATACTCCCATCAATACTTTATGTTTGAAAGCATCTGTCATTATATAAAACCTTGAAGGGAACATTTCTACTTCATACATCTTTCATCCTCTATATCATCCAGCTAGGAGGTGTTCTCATATTTTCAACTAATCCGCCCCATTTTGCATCATTTTCTTTACATTGCTTTGTATATATCTCTCTAGATGCTTCTATAGAATTTTGAATCTTATCTTCAAGAACTTCCGGAATTTCGGTAGGGCCGGGAGGTGCGGTAAATTCACCTTCTTTAATAAATTTTGGTACATGACTTAACTTATTATAAAACTTTGACCAGTCTTCATGCATAGCATCATACCGATACCAGTATTCTTTATGTAGCCAGAACCACAAATCATGTAACCATTGATAGTTTGAATTATTCTCTTCAACCCACCATTGAGTTGACGGAAACACGATAACCGGAGGGTCTAATGATTTAAGTATCTTACCCCCCGGATCTAAATTATGATGTGCATTTGCCAACAATTTAGTATATGTTAAAACTTTCTGTTTCACATCTTTATCAGAATGTGCATAAGCACACATTTTTGGATCAATATCCAGAAATAATATATGTATCATAATATAATCAAAATTTACATTCTATGTGAAAATGAATAAAATATATGTTGGTCAATAGAAGCAGTCACTTTACTCCTATCAGCCCAACGTGGGTCATCAATATAATTTGCATGATAATGTGTAGCTCCATCTGTAATATCAAGAATTGAATCTTCATATTTAAAAACATGTTTTGCTAATTCTTGTGATTCAAACCATAATCTTCCATCTTTAGGATCATCTCCTTTACCATCACAATACCATGAAAATTGGCATTGATCTCTTTTCGGAAATCCACTTGCATATTTCGGTCCTTGATAAACCACTTCGCATACGGAATTAGGATAATGTCTAGACTTTACTCTATTTAAAGTTACTTGTGCTACAGCTAATCTTCCCGCTGTACTTTCACTTGCTGCTTCATAAAATATATTTTTTGCCATACATGTAACTTGTTTTTGATACTCGGTTATTATAGGTACAACATTATATAAAAGTATGGGACCTTCATGATGTGGTCCTCTATGTTTCAGTTGTACTATTGGTTCCATTGATATATTGTGTACTATTGAACTTTCAATCGCTCCATTATTTCCGTAAGCTCCAACAATTAAGAACATAATAAGAAATAAAAAAACTTTTTTCATATTCCTCTTGTATTTGGGTTAACGTTCTGCTATATTCTAGGTCTTCCTCTTTTGGGACTTTTAATATAATTGTCAGCATTACCTAAAGCATTGCTTCTGGTGTAATCCCTCCAATCAAAATCAGATTCCCAAGTATGATCTCCGATTACTCCTCTAAACTTTTGATAGCCGGGTTCATAATCGAGTGTAGCTACATTGAACGGTAGCGCTAATCTGATTGTTGCAGACCGTGGTTCTCCAGCACCCATTATCATTCCTCGAAGCTCTACTTCTCTAGAAACTTCCTCACCTTTGCTGGATATCCTTTTAAATTTTACTATTCTATTTTCTAGATTATTTCTATTCATGGTATTAAATCTGGAAAAGTTGTTTTAATTAATTTATATGTTAAACCTCTATAGTTTAACTTTTTATCTTTGACTTGAAGTACTACTTTTGCCTCCGTAGGATGTAGTTCTTCTAATAGTTGTACAAATAATTGCTCTCTTCTTAACTGTGATAATCCGTTATGTCCACCTTCAATAAAAAGATAAAACTTTCTAATATTGGGATATAGATATGTGGGATTATTTTCGTCTACCGCGCCGATGAATGTATCATACGGTGGTGCACCTTCAGGTAGAGCAAATTTGATGTCTGGGTGAAAAGCATATTTTAACAATTCCTTTAAAGGGTCAGATTCATGTTCCAATAAAATCTTCTTACGCTCTGTAATAGATTTTGCTGCTGCGATGTCCTCAAATATAAGTGGTATACTAAGTGCCATAAATTAAAACTCCGATAAATTTTCAGTTAAGTTTTTTAATCTATGTTCCACAAAATAAGTGAGTAATCGCTTTCTGTCTCCAACCTGAGTTTTTTCAAATTGTTTAGTTATATTTATACAAATTGACTCAGGAACTTCACTTAAATCTATCAATTGTTTATTCCTGTTTAGATTACGTAACATCTCATTATCGCAGAACATCTCTGGTTCTAAATCAAACCATGCTTCAATTTTCTTTTTAGTTATTGGTTTTTGTCGTCTTCCTTCATCTATAAACACGTTATCATCAGACATAATATTTGGAACACCATCACCCACATCTCCCTTTATAAGTTTTTCATGTAGTGACCACTTAGCATCTCCCTCAACAAACTTCTTTTGTATAGGAGAATATTGTCTAACATTAAAACCATGTAATTGTACAAAGTCTTTATCGCTTGACAATATCAATGTACGTTCATTTAAAAGTCCGACCAATGTACCAATAATATCATCAGCTTCTGCCCTATCTGTTTGAAGTACTTTATATGGAAACCATTCTGTTAACTCAGATTTTAATAGGTTTAACTTATCATATAAATCTTGCCAATCCGTATCAGCCGAGGTTTTTACTTTCTTTCTTGCCGCTTTATAATTTGGGAAAATATCTTTTCTCCAATTATTCTTATCATCACAGCATAAAATCAATTCACCATA